AATGCCTGTTATAAGGCAGGTCGAAAGATTACCGTTAAGGGCATTATGGTGCATTCCACCGGTGCCAATAACCCCAACCTTCGCCGGTATGTGGGTCCCGATGATGGCTTGCTGGGCGTGAACCAGTACAACAACCATTGGAATACCTACCATCCCGGCGGCAGAGAGGTGTGCGTCCACGGCTTCATCGGCAAGCTGAAGGACGGCACCATTGCTACTTATCAGACTTTGCCCTGGGATCACCGGGGCTGGCACGCCGGTGGCTCTGCCAACAACACCCACATTGGCTTTGAGATCTGCGAGGATGGGTTGGCTGATGCCACCTACTTCGGCAAGGTCTATCAGGAGGCTGTAGAGCTTTGCGTGTATCTCTGTAAGCTCTATAATCTGACGGAGAAGGACATCATCTGCCACTCTGAAGGTTACCGCCGGGGCATCGCTTCCAATCACGGTGACGTGATGCACTGGTTCCCCAAGCACGGCAAGTCTATGGACACCTTCCGGGAGGCTGTCAGAGTCCTTCTGTCCGCAGAGGACAAGGAGGAGGAAACTGCTCCTAGTGAGCCGGAAACCACCGTTAAACCGGCCACCTATCCCGAGAAACTGACCGAAGGCTATTACCGGGTGCGGAAGAGCTGGAAGGACAGCAAGTCCCAGATCGGTGCGTACCGCATCCTTGCCAATGCCAAGAATGCTGCTGACAAGAACCCCGGCACTTTTGTCTTCACCAATGATGGTGTAGCCATCTATCCGGTGGAGCAGCAGGCCGAGGAAACCTACCGCATCCATACCGTGGTCAAGGGCGATACCCTTTGGGATATTGCCAAGAAGTACCTGGGCAATGGCTCCCGGTATCCGGAGATCAAGGAACTGAACGGACTCAAGTCCAACACCATCTACTCCGGTTGGAAATTGAAGATCCCTAATTAATCTATGCCCCCAAGCATTACCGGTTTGCTACCGGTTTTGCTTGGGGGCATTTTTGCGTTATATGGGTAAGTACCCGCAGTATTTTTTCATTTCTCTTTCGTATTTCATCGTTTGGATTGTATCCACACGATATCCCGGCTCGACCCAGGGGAGCAGACGATTACCGATCATATAACCGGTATAGTGAGCCAACTTGGGACCGGCACACTCAAAGTGGGTGTAATACTCACTGATGTGGCTGTGATACTCCTGAAGCTCGTCCGGCAGAGCTTTATAAAAGGCTTCAATGACTGCGTTTGCTTCGTAGTTCTCCGGGAAATGCCCAATGATATGCTCCTTGGCAATGTCAAAAAACTCCATACGGGTAAAATCAATGCCAAAAGGTGCGCGGAAATTGGCAAGGTTTATCTGAAACCCATTGTAGCCCGCATACACAATCCGGGTCAACATATCCAGTTCGTATGCCCGGATGCATTCATCGACCGACGGGGAGAAGTCAGCAGGGAGTTCTTTTTTGAGCGTTGCTACCGCTGTGAGCATACGCACCTCATCACCAAAGAACTCTTTGTCTTTTTCTCGGAACAGATCTGCCATCTGATCCAAAATCGTCCGGCTTGTGAACTGCTCCAAAAGTTGTTCCATTGTTTTCATAAATACTCATTCCTTTTTTGGTGTATTTCTGCCGTGGCCACAGCACGCAGAACCGCCCTTGCGGAAAGGGTTACTAGTTCTGTTAGAACGAGTATAATATAAAGTGGTTGTCGAAGTCAGTCGCAATCTGGCGAATAAAAAAGAGAGCTGCCGGAACAGCTCTCTATGGATTATTCAGTTAATGCACGGATGGCATTGAGTATTTTTTCTTGTTCCTTGCGCGGTAATTTTGCAATTGCAATAGACAGCTCAGAAGCAATACCGTCACTGGCATAGGTGGCAACATCCTGCAACAGCATATCTGTTGAGACGTGGAGGGTGTTTGCAATTCTCACAAGCGTTTCCAGTTTAGGTGTTTTAACACCGCGTTCCAGAACGCTTATGTGCGTAGGACTCATATCCAGTTCTGCTGCGAGATCCTCCTGGGTATAACCGGCACGCTCTCTGGCAGCTTTGATTCTGGCTCCAATTGCACATAGATCCACACGAATCCCTCCTTCTAGAACTAGCGGGTAGTTCCAAGAATATTATATCTGGGAGAACGGAGAGGGTACAGGAGCCACAGAGCCAAGTTGCTAGTTCTGCGAGAACCATTTTATATTTCGCTGTCATATAAAAAGATAAACGGCTCCCAATACTCAGTAAGTAATGAGAGCCGTATTTTACAATTCCTCACATACGGTGCAGATGATCTTGTAAATTTTTTCCTGCTTTTCAGTGGACAGCGGTGCTACCTTTGTCTCGATGGCTTTGAGGTAGTCGCTGTGTTCGTAGTCCTCAGCAAGCAGATCATTTGGCGTTACCCCAAGAACATCAGCGATGGTTACAAGGGTGGTGAGTCTAGGCTGTTTGATACCGCGTTCCAGCACACTGATGTGCTTTACACTGATACCCGCTTGAACAGCCAGCTCCTCTTGTGTAAGACCACGTGCTTCGCGGAACTGCTGTATTTTACTGCCCAATGCTTCAATATTCATGTGCAGCCCCTCCTTTAGAATGAGTATGCTCATTCCAACCATTATTATAGGGGCAAAGGCAGTTTCGCAAAACCTCCTTATGCGTTATTTTGGGCGTTCTTTAGAACGAATACAAAGAGAGAACAGGGCAACTAGTCGTTACTTTTGAGAGTGAGATTATCCATCAGTGTTTGGTTTGGAAGCGCACCGTCATAGTTCGGTGCAGCTTCATCATCAAACTCATCATCGTCCACATCTTCTCCTTCTTCTGAAACACCAACCATAGGACTACCAAGAAAGCCACCGCCCATACTGATCTGCATACTTTCGTCTACCTCACTTACACCGGCTTGAGCATCGATGCTACTGTGGAGTGACTTCCAACGAAGGGGGTATTTCAGCCGCTTGTTGTACTGAAGGAGCATTGCTTCGGCATACCCTTGCGTGCCGGCGTGACGATCCTTGGCGGTGCGGATAATCTCCCGGACGGACACTTTGCTAAGCCGATCCACAAATTGCTCATCGTTTAGGTTGTCTCCGTAAGCAACGATGAGCTTTGCGACACCCTTTAGCATATTGCAACTCAGGGAATCTGTTTCGCCCTCCCAGGTTGAGACCAACAGGAACAGGGAACGATCCAGTACCTGATATCCGTATTTATCGAAGATGTATTCCAACGCACTTACCGCATTGACGCAGCCGGGAACTTTCCGGGCGGAGATGGTCAAATTGTAGCTTTCCACAATGCTCTTGATCGTCAGCTGCACATCGTTCTCAGCTTCCACATGAGCGTTGAAGATTTCAATGGATTTCAGCGGCCGTGTGTGCTTCTTTTGATTGGCAAAGATATCCGCCTCCTGCTCATACTCCAAATCGTCATAAATCATACACCAAACCGGAGTCTCACGGGACCCGGATGCGGTGGCGACAGTTTCAATTGTGTGCTGTCCATCAAATACATAGTTCGTACCATCTCTGCGGCTGACCTTCACCGGGTTGATTTGGTAGACATTGAAGTGCTGAGCAGTTCTCCCCACATGGGCAGCAGAAATGGGGCGTTGGTATGTCTGATTGGATACCAACATTTTTATGGGGATCAGTTCAAAATGAACATCCGGGACAAATTCGCTGTACTCATATTGATCCGCCATTATCCATTACCTCCTCAATGGCTAATAAAATCAAGTCGATGCTATCACGCAAAGTCAATAGACCCACCCGTAACTGCGTCCTCGCTTTATCGGAAATGTCCTCCATATTGGTTTTGTTGAATACACGCTCAATAGATGAGTTCCAGGACGGGATTGTTAAGGAAAGGCTAGCTACCTCTCCGTCCGGATCGTGAACGGGCATATCCTTTACGGAGGGCATTGTTGCAAAGGTCTGTGCCTGTCGACGCTCTCTGGCACTTTGGTTTTCCAGTTGTAAATCGCGGGTAGAGAGTGCTTCTAAAACATCTTGGGTTCGGCATATTGTTTTCCGCTGCCGGATCAGGCCGTTGGTAAGCGCCCTTACCTGCCATTTGGACATCCCGGCAATGGTCATCAAGTCATCTTTCTTGATGCGCAGCTGACCGGATAAATACTTATCTGCAAGGCGGCGATCTTTTTCGGCTATGGCATCAATGGCTATGGCAATGTCCTTATAGGTATGCACTGCAAAATGAGAAATGTTATAGGTCCGTGCAATGGAAGCCGCCGTACCCATTCGCACATCTTGGGGAGGTCGCATCATATTTCCTGATGCGACCTCGGAATACTGGTTCTTGCCTCTTGGGTTATGGGCGGTCAGCACCTTCTCCACATTGTAGCGCTTGCCGATCTGATATCGAAGCCGCTCCGGAGCAATATTTCTGCGACCAATTTGGTTCATACAGATCCATTGGATTGCTTCCTCACGGCAGCTAAAGCTCTTATGCTCAACCTTAAATGGTAGCTTGTGCCGTTTGCAAATATCGTAGCGGTGATGCCCGTCCACAATGATGCCATTCCATACCACAATGGGATCTCGGCAACCGTC